ATGATGAACGAATCGCACCGCGTCGTGATATAGTTCATGATGCTCGTGAACCCGAGGCCGCTGTATAGCCTCATCAACTTGCTCACCAGTTGACCCATGGGCGTGTTTGCGCGCATGCCGCAGCGCACAAACGCACGCATCTCCCAGCACTCGCACGTTAAGCACAACAATTTGCAGAGTATGCTGGCAAAAACCGCATAGGCCATGTCGTTGGTGTGTCCATCCCTGGCGGTGCAGTCGCGAGCAACGAACAATGTGCTGCCCACGGCCTCAACGGCCAACTGAATGGGGATGTGCTTATCCAGAGCGTCATACCCTTTGAACGTGGGCCGTAACCGCTTTACAAATGACTCGAGTGCCAGTACAACTTGCAGGGCACACAGAACGGCAATAGGCTCAGGGTTGAGAATGCCACGTGGTGAGGCACCGCTCTTGAGCACCTCGGGTTTGATCTGATACTTCCCGCGGTGCATGGGTGATATATCAAAGGACTCATGTCCTTGCAGCACTTGATTATATGCGTGCTGATAACGCTTGGATTTGGCAGCGTCTTTGACTTTTGCGTGGGCTATCACCTCATCGATCGTTCGGACAAATCCGATCTCAGTGCAGCCCTCACCCAGGGCATCAACCTCGCCATTGAATTCGGCGAGGACATATTCAAACGCCCACTCATACAAAGCTGGATCGCTCTGCACGAAGTCCGCTGGTATATTCTTGTTGATTGCTCCGGCCATATTCCTGCCATCATTATGGTTGTAGGTCGTGGCATCCATAAGGGCAGGCCCGAGCACCAAGCCGCTAATAGGAAAAGCGGCGTCCAGACCTGGCACATCGGGTACGTGAGTCTGCTTGGCCAGCAGGGTGTCAGAGTCACTTAAGATTCTCTGATCACCAACAACGTCCGAATAAATCGGACGCACGCCGCACAAATAGTGCGGCAAGCCCTCCCCCTCTCGGGGGAGGGCCAGTCACTGGGGGTTGGGCGTGTCCTGGCCCGCAGGCTCAGGACCGGGCCCGCCACTGGCGGTCCGCGTAACTTCTACTATCTTGGCGACATTGTTGGCCATAGCCCCGACAGCACCCGCCGCTGACACCACGCTGGCAACCGTGTTGCCTGCTGTCATCTCGCCTGTGAACTTCTTCCACTGCATGTAAATCCCGGCTACTGATCCGCACACGCTGATGATGGCGCCCCCCAAAGTGGTAATGAGTAGCCATGCGAGTTGTAATATAACACCCTGGAGGGCGAGGGTCATGAATAACATGAGCATCCACAGCTTCAAGGCCTCCACAGGGCCCTCCAGACCCCACGCTATGTCAGCCTGTGTCCACAGAAAACACATGAGCCGGCTGCGGCCGCCCCCCTCCATGTAAGCGGTAGCGTACCCGCGGCCGGCGGCCACTAAGAAGTTGGCTCGGGTCGCCCTGCCAATGGTCTGCTCCACCACGTTGATAACGCCCTCAATATCGCCATCAGCTTTGGCACCGACGCGTGCCAGCGCAGTGCGGCGCATGGCGGCAGGCGCGAGCTGCGAAATTTGGGCGACCACCTTGGCCGCCTCATCAGCGAGGTCCACGGGCCCGGGACTGGCCACCTCCGGCTCCTCGCACTCACTCCCGCTCTTCGGGCCCTCGGCTGGTTTGTCGACCAGCCTTGCAACCACTTTGATGACAGCCTCGGGACTGTTGCCCTCGGCCAGCATCGCGCGGGCCACGGCCTCATGTTTCGCGTACATCTCAGCTGACATAGACTCGCGAATGGCAATCAGCTTATCACGGCTGGGGCCGTCGGCGCTGAGCGACGGCAGGGTGACTGCAGCCGACGTCTTCACCTCACTGACGGCCTCTGCTTTGCCTCCGTTGTTGATCTTAACACGGCCCTGGCCTTGACGTAAGTTGCCTCCGAACGTACGCGACGAGCTGTCGGTTGTCCCTGACGCGGCGCTGGTAGGCCGCGACATGCCTTTGCGATTGGCCAATTCGCACATGCCGATCATGAGTCTGTCAAACTCTTTCAACTCGACAATGGCTCGCTTCTTACGTAACACGAATATCTGGTAAGCAGCATTGAACGGCCCAACGCGCTCAATAACCCAGTCGCGGACATTCTCTTTAATTGTCCCGACCTTGCGGTAGCCATCATCATACGCCTCGTACCTGATACGCTCGATAAGGCAGTCATCATCATTTAAGATGTCCTCGAGCTTCATGAGGCTGCCCACCTGCCTCAGCTCTGGTAAGTTGTAACCGCCGAAATTGACGTATGGCTCACTGTTCCCGCGAACAGCGATGTCGTAAGTGTCGGGCGGCTCAACACGCTCGGTCACACTCTGCACCTCTGCGCCAAGGCACTCACGCATCTCGTCGATGCTGCGCCACCCGTGAAATATCGCCCCGGTAG